TCTGGCGGGATGCCGATGGCCTGAAACTTCATGCCCTCTTCCAGCACTGCAACGCGATGAGCATTACCGCTACCCTGATAGGCCGCGTTCCAGCTGTCCTTGACCCGCTGTACATCCTTGATAACGCCCGGATGCTCGAGCACCCCGCCAGGGTTGGCGCCGTTGGCAAAGAAGCTCGCGCCATACTCCTCGGTGGCCAGCGCCATACCGATGGCATTCTTGGCCATCGCGATGGGGCTGTAACCGATCAGACCGTCAAAACCCAAACCGGGGATATGCAGAACCTCGTCCTTGCGCAGCGTGACGTACCCGCCCTTGGGCTTTAGCCCATTTTCATCCACATCCCGATAATAGGTGTAGCGCAGTTCCCCGTTTGGCGCGCGGCTTACGTCCATCTTGTTAGGAAGTAGCGGATACAGGGCAACAGGTTGACCACGCCCGTTTCGGATGATCTGCGCATAGGCGTTGCCCCAAAGCAAAAGATGACTCATGAGTGTTTCTCTGAACACAAATGATGTCATCTCGGGATTGGGTTCGTTATGCAGCAGATTGTAAAGCGGGTGCTGTGGGAACCGCTCCTTGCTGCCATCCATGCGGTACTGATACACATGCAGCGGAAGCCCGGCGACCGTTTCGGCGAGGATTCGAACACACGCGTATACCGCTGTGGTCTGCAGCGCGGTATGCTCATTGACTGTTTTGCCGGAGGTCGTGCCGCCAAACAGGAAGGAAAACGCGTTCCCCAGGCTGTTCTTGGGCTTATCGCGGGAGTGGAATATACCAGTGAAGATCCCCATATCTAATACCTCCAGCAATAAAAAGAGGATGATCTTTCAATCATCCTCTTGGGAAATGTAGCACCCTTTGTGATTTTCTGTCAAGAATAGGGTAAACGAGGATCCCGAAGGTCATGAGACGTGATAAATTTCACTGTTCAACTATGCGTAGTCTCGACTCATGCAGCGCTTTCCTCCATTGATCGGCTTGTGATGAAGGGACAGACAAAAATGTTTGCGGGTTATCCCAAGTATACCCCATTACATCTTCACCCAGCGCTGGCATGGCGGCGCAGTTGACGATGATTTCCAGATCCTCGCCGGCATCCCAGTTTCCGCAACGATATAGGCATCGAAAGCCTAGCGATGACACGCCTTTCCCGATCGTGATTTTCTTCAGGGCAGAAGTGTAGGCAAAGGCATAATCGCTGATGTGAGTCACAGCATCGCCGACGATGATCTGCTCGATCTGTGCCAGGTTGGCGGCCCATGGTGTGTTTGTTAGTGTAGCCGATTCCGCGTTCTCCTGATCCGGCTTGTAGGCTGTCATGGGGGCGTCGTTGTCGATGGTGAGCGTGCGCGTTGCCTCGTCATACTGCCAGCCGTCCCCGTCGGCGGATGGCGCGGGCATGAGCTGCGTTTGCCCCGCCGCTTCTATTGTAAAGTCCTTGTAGGTCAGCTTGGGATAGATCTCGGTCAGCGCGCTGAAATCGGTGGTCGCGTTGTCCAGCAGTTCCGCCTCCCGAAGGCTGGGTAGCGTCGCCAGCGGGGACATGTCGGCGATCTGGTTCTGATTGAGCCCCACATAGATCAGCTTGGGCAGCCCCGTCAGGCCGCTGATATCCGTGATGCCCACGCCCTTGGCGTCCAGCGCCTCCAGGTTGACCAGCCCCGCGAGCGCGTCAAGTCTTCCCACCGAGCCGTTCCAGCCCATGATCAGCTCCGTAATGCCGGTCAGGCCGCTGATGGGCTTGAGGCTTACAATGTTGCACTTGCGCAGGTTCAGCTTCTCCAGCTTCGTCAGCCCGGAGAGCGGCCAGAGGTCGGACACCTGCCAGTTCCCGTCTAGGCTGAGCTTCGTCAACCCCGTGAACGCCTCCAACCCTTGCAGGAGGGCGATGGACGTCTCGCTGTTTTCATCCTGTGACAGGTCCATCGCCGTGACTACCGCCGCTTCCTCGGTCGTGATGTCGCCCTCCGGCTTGTTCATGGCCGCGCGGACGCGCGCCTCCAGCAGTTCGTCGTTGAAGCGCACTTTGCCCGGCTCGGGCAGGATGAAATCGCGCTTACCCAGGTTGGAATACAGCGCCGCCACAGGGCTGTAATCGGTGATGTGCGTGCCTTCCAGCTTGAGGCCGAAGAGCTTGGTCAGGTTTTGCAGCGGGGTCAGGTCAGTCACGTCCGTATAGCAGAGCGTGAGCGCATTCAGATTGCTCATGCCCGCGAGTGGCGTCAGGTCGGCGATGGCGGCGCCTGTCAGGTCCAGCCACGTGAGGTTGCAAAGCGATGCCAGCGCCGAATAGTCGCTTGCCTTGCTCTTTCGCAGCGTAAGGCCCTCCAGCTGCGTCAGCCCTGAAAGCGGGCTGAGGTCGGTGGCCGCGATGTTGCTCAGGTTCAGCTGTTTGAGCCCCGTCAGGTAACGCAGCGCCGAGAGGTCAAAGATGTCCTCCTCCGCCGGACGGTCGTCAAAACGCTCGAACCCGATATCCGAGATGCCCGCTGCCTGCTTGTCCAGCACGATCCCCTCGGGCTTGTTCAGTGCCTGCCGGATGAGCGACTCAAGCACCGGGTCGGTGAACTGAATGACCGTCGCGGGATGGTCGGGGTCAAATTCCATACTCGTCAGGTTGGGGATGACGGCCGCCAGCGGCGTATAATCGGTGACCGGGCAGTCCTTGAGGTTGAGCGTACGCAGCGAAGTCAGCCCTGAAAGCGGCGTCACGTCCAATACGTCCGTGTAGTTCAGCGACAGTCTGTTCAGATGCACAAGCCCGGCAAGCGGCGTAAGATCGGTAATGGTGGAGTAGTCCAGCGACAGGTCTTCCAGGTTTGTCAGGTTTGCCAGCGGGCTATAGTCCTGCGCCTGGCAATTGAAAATCCCCAGCGACCTAAGGTTGGTGAGGCCGGCAAACGGCGTGACGTCCGCGACCGGGTTGCCGCCAATCAAGATTTGTTCGAGGTTAGTGAGGCCCGCCAGCGCGGACACATCCTCGATCTGGTTGAAGTTCAGTTCCAGGCTGACTAGGTTGTTGCAGTACTTGAGCACGCCGATGCTTCGAACGCGCGAGTCCGGAGCCGGCTCCCGCTCGTAGCTAAACCCGGTGCCCAGATCTGTCAGGCTCGCCAGCTCATACGAGTACACATCACCTTCTGGCTTGTTCAGCGCTTGCCGGATAGCATTTTCCAGCACTGGGTCGTCGAAGGCGACCACAACGCCCACTGGCGTAGGCGTAGGCTTGATAAATTCAAAGTCCTTGTCTGTCAGCTTGCCGTAAATCTTCTCGATAGGCGAATAGTCCTTGATGTCGCACTCCGAAAGGTACAGCGTACGAAGAGCGGTCAGTTTTGCAAGCGGGGTCACATCCGAGATTGCCGTCCCCTTCAGCCCCAGCGTTTTTAGCTTGGTAAGGCCTGAAAGCGGGGTCAGATCGGATATGGTAGAAAACTCAAGATAGAGTGCAGAAAGTTTTTTCAGCTTTGCAAGCGGCGAATAATCTTGTGCCTGGCAGTTAAATAGCTTCAATGTTTCCAACGCCGTCATATTTGTCAGGGGTGTGATATCAGCAATCGGGTTCCCACCCAACTCAAGGGTTTTCATCTTTTTCAGGTTGGCGAGCGGCGATATATCGGTGATGTTCTGAAAATTCAGCTCGAGGGTGCTCAGTTTCGAGCAATACGCCAGCACGGCGATGCTCTGCACCTGCGTATTTGGGTCGGGATTCTGCTCATAATTACGCCCGATACCCAAGCTGGTAACCTTCGCAAGGTCTTTGTCCGTAACATCCCCCTCGGGAATGCCGACCTCCTTACGCAGCGCTGTTTCCAACACGGGATCATCGAACACCACAACTTGTGTACCTTTTGCTATAGAGGCGGAAGGGAGAAACAGGAACAATGCAACGAGCAATAGAACCGTCACTTTTTTCATGGTAACTCCTCCATATATCCCCTTTAATCTGTCAATAGTATACAGGAAGACGGAGTTATAAACAAGTCTAATCACTTGACAAGCAAGTCCACTCCCGTTGACAAACATACAGACGGCGAGGGTACTACTCAAAGAAGGCGTTGTCAAACCTATATTTCGATTTTCAGAGCACCAACAGCCCCCTTCCGTTATAGATGCTCTCGTTACTATCGCCGCCGCAACGTATCGCGCGATCCAGCGCCATGATGGTCGCGACCGCGCCGTCGATTTTCTCCGTGGATTTCTCCTTATCCGGCTTGATGTTGCCAGCAGGGTCGGTACGCACGTAAATATTGTCCATCATCCACCGGAGCACCGGATGCCCACCATGGGCGAGCTTCTGTTCCAGCGTCAGCTTCATCAGTTCCTTGGTCGGCGGCGACATATCCTTGAAGCCCTGTCCGAAGGGCACGACCGTAAAGCCCAGCCCTTCAAGGTTTTGCACCATCTGCACAGCGCCCCAGCGGTCAAAGGCGATCTCCCGGATATTGAAGCGCGTGCCCAGATCCTCAATGAACTTTTCAATGAAGCCATAATGCACAACGTTTCCTTCCGTGGTCATGAGAAAGCCCTGTTTCTCCCAGAGGTCGTATTGTACATGGTCACGTCGTACGCGCAGGTCGATGTTCTCCTCTGGAATCCAGAAGAAGGGGAGCACCTCGTACTTGCCGTCTGTATCCTCCGGTGGAAACACCAGCACAAAGGCTGTCACGTCGGTCGTACTGGACAGGTCAAGCCCGCCATAGCAGACACGGCCGGAAAGCCTTTCCAGATCGACTGGAAAAGCACAGGCATCCCACTTGGCCATCGGCATCCAGCGCACCGCCTGTTTGACCCACTGGTTGAGGCGCAACTGGCGAAAACTGTTCTCCTCGGCAGGGTTTTGCTTGGCGCTTTCACACGCGTCCTTCACTTTGTCGATGGTCACCGTGATACCCAGCGAGGGGTTGGCTTTCTTCCAAACCTTGGGATCAGTCCAATCATCCTCTTCTTTTGCGCCATAAATAACCGGGTAGAATGTGGGATCGCGCTTACGGCCTTCCAGAATATCGAGCGCCTTTTGGTGGGTTTCGTAGCAGATACTCTGAGTGTCCGTACCCGCTGTGGTGATCAGGAAATAAAGCGGCTGTGTCCGCGCGTCGCCGGAGCCCTTGGTCATGACGTCAAAAAGCTTGCGGTTGGGCTGGGTATGCAGCTCGTCGAACACCACACCGTGGATGTTGAAACCGTGCTTGGAGTAGGCTTCTGCCGATAGCACCTGATAGAAACTGTTGGTGGGCAGGTAGATGATCCGCTTGGTGGACGCGAGGATTTTGACCCGCTTGGAAAGCGCCGGGCACATGCGCACCATGTCAGCCGCCACCTCGAACACAATGGAAGCCTGCTGCCGGTCGGCAGCGCAGCCGTAGACCTCGGCTCGCTCCTCGCCGTCACCGCAGGTCAGCAGCAAGGCAATGGCGGCGGCCAGCTCGGAATTGTGCGTCTGTAAACACGAGCGGCCTACCAAATATCGGTGGGACACGCTGCTGACCTGGATGCATTGCATGCCCCGGTTTTCGATCGGCTCGATCTTGTCAATATAACGGTAATGGCTCCGCGTACGCGGATTGCGCGCCACCGACTGGATCTTCTTTCTGTGCATGCCCGACACCGGCGTATCCTTGAACGCGGTAAACTTGACATAGTACAGCGTTTCGCCGGTTGCTATCCGCCCGCACTCCGCGCTGGGCAAACTCCAGTCGACCCTTTGTGTGGAGACCGCTGTTTCGATCGCGTTTTTGATACCGAGGCTCCACAGCAATTCGCTGACACTTTGAGCAAGCCCGCGCTCGGTGGATGAATAGATCGCCTGGCCCTTTCGATTGCTGATCGCGCCGTCCGAATCCATTAAGCCTTGCAGCAAGCGCAGCCGCTGCGACTTACTGGCGCGCAGGTAAGCGACGGGGATCATTTTATCACGAAAGCTGTCGAGCAAAACGCAGCGCAGCGCCGGTATCCGGAAAACAAGACTGTCGCCCGTGTTTTGCCACGCGCTGATGACCGCATGGAAAGGCAGGATGTGTCCCATAACAGCAGCGACATCGCCGGTCTTTACCGTGATCTCCGGCTTGACCGCATTTCCGTTCCCAAGCCAATAGCCATACAGATAAGGCTCCACAGGCAAGTCCGCGTCTGGCGTCTCAAGCGCTCCCGCCAACGGAATCCGAAAGCGAAAGCAGCTTCCGTCACGAGGCAGGTTTGCCAACTCGTCTGTTGTTAGAATACAGGGTTTGTTTTTACCACGTGTATACTCCCCAAACCACTGATGGTTTTCACCTGCCTCAATGACCTCACCGTCTTTGAAGGTGATACGGTATGCGCGCTCGGTATAATCCGCAACGCTCTTGGCAACAACGCGGCAGGACTTGCCACGCTCATCGAAAACAATGTCGCCGACGGCGATTGCGCCCATTGTAGAGAAGCCATCGGGCGTGGGAATCGGTGTATCAAGCGCCACTTGTTTGCCCATCTTTTTCGGGATTTCCACATAGGCGGTATTGAACTGCCTGTATCCGTTGGGTTTGAGAATCCCGAACACATCACGGATGATCTGCTCCTGCCAGTCGATCAGTTCAAAGGGCTTGCCCGCCCAACTGCCTTTCGTGTGAGCAAGAGCCTCGATGAAGGATACGGCGTAATCGGCAGCGGGTTGACTGTACTGTGAAGTCTTGGCCATGAAGGCGGTGGGCTTATACTTTTTCAGCTTTCGGATCATGCCCACCCCTTTCCAGCGTTAATGAAAAAGAGCCTCACGAAGAAGCTCTTTCAAGACAGTGTTTATTCCTGTTCAATCGGCAGTGCCTGTGTTATCATAGAGACGAATTTCGTCCTCTCCGAATACGGCACCGATGGTGGAGCCGTTGTCCCACCGGCAAAACAGGGTTCCGGCATCGTCAATAAAATCCACTGTGCCCAGATCGCCCGGCCGCAGTTTGGTGTAGGGATCGTTCATTCTGACGAGCGCCACGCGAGCACCCTTGGGGTATTGCCTGCGAA